ACACGTTTTGCAGATCTATACATTTACCCATATTATCCAGAGGCAGTTACGGAAGGATGGGTGACGACAAACTTTCAAAATACACTTAATGGGATTTGGGATAAGCATAACAAGTCTGTAACAATGTCCGGCAGGGATCAATTGAAAACTTTCACACTACTGATCTACTTGATAAAAAAACTGATTGAAAGAGAATATCCAATTGAAATTAACTACTATCATTTATCAAAAGAAGTGGCCAGAGAAAAATATAACTTGATGCGTAGGTTGATAGAAAATTCTCCAATACTAGCAGAATTATTGCAACTAGAGGATACCAGAAGTGATACAGCAACAGAGTTGCAATTATCAGATGGCAGTATTGTGAAGGCCATGAGTTACGGACAAGGTGTGATTGGTAAACATCCTACGATCATTGCTCTAGACGATGTTATTGATTCAAAGGTTATTTATTCCGAGGATAGAAACAAAAAAGCTGTCGACAAATTTTATACCGATATTTTGCCGATGATCGGCAGGGATCAGGAAAACAAAAAGGTGATCATTATCGGAACACCACAAAAGAAAAATGATCTATATCAATCATTGCCGAGTGATTATCACTATAGCGAACATCCAGTATTAACAAAACAGGGGAAGTCGTTAAGTCCAGAGATCTACAGCGTGAAAGCATGGGCTAAAAAGAAAAAGGATATATCATCAAAATTTGGTGAAAGATTTTGGCTGAAAGAATATATGTGCAGGCCTTTTGAGGCTCTAGGGTCAATCATATCACCAGAATATATACAATATTATGATCAGTTACCAAAAGATGATACTGCAACGTATATCGGTGCAGATCTATCAGTGGGTAAAAAACCGAATGAGGGCGATTTTACTTCAATTGTGGTGATTGATGTAGTAACAAAAGATGGTACAAAAAACGTGTATGTTCGTGAAGTATATCGAGCTAGGATTAGGTTGTCTCAACGTGTTAATAAATTAAAGGAAATGATCAATAATTATAAACCAACACGTACAGGGGTTGAGGATGTCAGCTTTCAATACGATACTATCTCAGAGGCCAGACGCAAACATTTACTTGCTATTACAAGTGTGAGTGTATCCAACAGTAAAACCGAACGATACAACGATATACTCGAGCCACTTTTTGAGAACAAACAGGTTTACATCAAACCAGATATGAACGATTTTAGATTAGAGTTATTAAGTTTGCCGAGTGGTGAACACGATGATATGGCAGATGCTTTAGTTATTGCCCTAAAGGTAGCAGGGTATGGGGATACACCAAAAATTAGGCAATTATAATAGGTATAATTAGAATATGGAATTTAATATACTCAACATAATCAAAAAAGGTTTAACAAATTATAGTGGTGATTCTTCTGCATTTTCTTCGTCATGGGGATCAAGTGGTGCTAGAACATACGGAATCACAGACTATTACAAAAGCACGATCTATTCTGCTACAGATGCAATTGCGTCAAACGTATCGAATGTAAAATACACACTACAAAAACCGAACGATCAAACTGTCGAAGACCACGAGTTATTAGACGTTCTCGCACACCCTAGTGCTGATTTTGGGTATAACCAGTTAGTTTATTTGGTATTCTCGGATATGCTCTTATACGGCACGTCATATATCCACAAAGTAAGATCAGTGAGTGGCCGTAAACTTTTGGAACTTGAAGTGTATGACCCTAGAAAAATTGGTGTTGTCAGGGATCAGTACGATCAGGTTATAGCCTATGATTATTACAGAGGCGACAAAACGATCAGGTTTGATCCTAAAGATATAATGCCGATATTCAGGCCAACGCCATTGCATACGGATACTGGCACGTTCTCGAAGGGTCGAGGTGTTTCAGTGCTTGAACGTGCAAGGCTCGAGGCAGAATCAGATCTCAGGAGTACAGAGTGGAATTTGAACTTTTTCAAACAAGGATCAAGACCATCAGGGATATTGACCACAGAGGCTAGCTTAAGCGATGCAGAATTTAAGCGGTTAAAGGGTGAAATTAAAGATACATATTCAGGAATGGGCAACGCTCATAAACCGATGTTGCTTGAAAATGGTCTTGAATGGCGACAAATGAGTTTAAGCCAAAAAGATCTTGATTTTATATTACAAAGGCAATTCAGTCGAGATCAGATATTAAGTATATTCAAAGTACCTAAACCGATTGTTGCTATAACTGATCAGGTTAATCTAGCGAACGCAAAAAGTGCTGAATATATATTTGCTAAATATACGATAGATCCCTACCTTGATTTATTTTTCGATATTCTGAACCATCAATTTGTTAACGAGTTTGATGTCGAGGCAAAACTTATTTACGACAACCCTGTTCCAAAAGATAGAGAACAGATAGTAAATGAGTATACAAAAGCGGTCAATGTATGGATGACTGTTAATGAAGTGAGAACGAACGAAGGCCTTGACCCGCTAGATGGTGGCGATGAATTACAAGCACAGAACACTGTTCCAGAAGAAAAGATTGAAGAAGAAGTTGTTGAGGATAGCAAACAGAAACAAATTGCAGTCAAGGAAATGAATATCTACAGAGCTAAAAAGGATTTATTTATGGCTGTCAAAATACCAGTGTTCAGGAGTCTAGTAAAAAGCACGTACAACAGCATGGTTAACAATGTACAGTACAAGATGATCAAGTCGAATACTCAATCGTTTGACGTAGATAGATTCAGGCAAGAATGGTTTGATACAGTGAAAGTTATCGCAGGGGCTAGCTATGATGCGGGGAGTGAGATTGCAGGTGATTCTTATGGTATAGGTGGGACTGCTGATTCCGAGAACTATTCAAACGCTAGAGCATTGGATAGTGCAACGCAGATAGTAACCACAACAGAAAAGAAAATCAGAGCAAAGGCTAAAGAGTTACAGGACAAGTCGGAGGAATATATCAACGAGGAAATAGCCACTATGTTGAAAGATCAAACTGACTGGCGTGTGGAGTTAATAACTGATACCGAAACGAATAGCGGATGGAGTAAAGGAACATACGATCGGTATGACATGAGTGATTTGGTTGAGTATGTTGAGTGGTTAACTTCTGGTCGTGATAATGTTTGCCCGATATGTCAGGGGAACGCCAACAAGATAAGAAAGTTGGGTAATGAGTTTCCGAGCGGTCATGTGTCACCAGTGGTGCACAGCAATTGCCATTGTGATATTGTGCCGTATTTTGAAGATGATGCAAAGGAATTAGCCAGAAATTAGTTATAATTGAATTATGAAAAACTTACAAGCGAACAAAAAATCTATACATAAAGACAACCAGACAATATCAGGTGTTATCGGATCAACTGGAACAGAAGATCGTCATGGTGACAGAGTCAACCCGAAGGGATGGAAGTTAGAGAAGTACCTACAAAACCCTGTTGTTATGTTTGGTCACAATTATGATCAGTTACCAGTCGGAAAAGCTACCAACGTATACGAGAAAAACGGCAAGTTAATGTTTGATATAAAATTCGCTAGTACAGAATTCGCAAAAGAGGTATTCAGTTTATATGCGGATGGATTCCTAAACGCAGTCAGTGTCGGATTCCAAGTGTTAAAATGGGGAAAAGAAAAAAGTACATATAATATCGATCAACAAGAATTACTAGAGTTGAGTTGTGTACCGATCCCCGCTAACAGTGAAGCATTGGTTGCAAAGGGAATTGATGCAGATTATAAGAACAAACTCCACAAGATAGACCAAGAATACACTTCTATAATAAAACCAGCTAATAACTCATCTGCTGAGTTAGGAAAGTCTATAGAACGCATCAAAACACTAGAAAAAGAGCTAAAAGGGGTGCAAAAGGCAATTGCTATGGATAAGCCAGAACCATCACTTTTGAAAGAATTACATAAAGAATTGAAACAACGTGACAAGGAAATAGGTATCGTGTTGCGAGAGTGGAAAAATTTATTTAATAATCAAGGGGGTGACAAATAATAATGAGTGAAAAAGACGAAAAGAAAAAACTATTAGATGAAGTATCAGAGGAAGTATCGAAACAGGTTGCACCCGCTATTACAAAAGATGTAGTGCAAAAAGTTTTGGATCAGTTGCCAAACAGAAGTAATACAAAAGATGATCATGAGGACAAACAAAAGTCATGTGATTATTTTAAGGCTTTACGAGCAGGCGATAAGGATCGGATGAAAGCTCTAGGTACAGGAGTATCGACAGAGGGTGAAGAATTAGCACCATCATACTTTAGTAACAGACTTCAACATTTTCTTGAGGATGTAGGAGTGGTTAGGCAACTAGCTCAGAGATGGCCGATGGTCGGAAAAGATCTTGCGATCCCAACAATGGGAAGTATCCAGTCTTACAGGATTGGCGAAATGGAAAAGATCACAGCAGATCAACCAGATACTGGGGCAGTTAAGTTAGTAGCTGAAAAGGTAGCCGTAATAGTACCGATCAGTAACGAACTTCTAGCAGATTCAAACGTGGATGTTGTTAATGCGATTGCTAAAATTGCAGCGACTTCAATGGCACGAATAGAAGATACATGGGGCATTATAGGTATGAACGCAGACGAAGGTATTTTTGGTCATGCAGATACTAACCTTGCATCAACGACTGGCGGAATGGCTACAGTTGATTTCAATGTATTGCTTGATCTAGTCGGATCAATTCATAGTATAAGTGCTAGAAACGCAAAATGGGTCATGTCATGGAATGTTTACAATCTATTGAGAAAAATTCAATCAACGGATGAACATTATCTATACAAGATGCCTAGTGAGGGATCAGTAAGTACGATTTGGGATTTACCAGTCAAATTTACAGATGTTATGCCAACAGTTACGGATGACGCAGTGGATTTGGATTTTATAGCTTTGGGTGATTTCAATAACATGTACTTCGGTGATCGTAAACAGTACACAGTTGACGTTTCAAAAGAGGCTACAATCACAGACACAAACGGCTCAACAGTTATAGACTTGTTTGCACAAGATATGAGTGCTATCAGAGTGATAGAGCGTATCGACATCAAGTTGAATAATGTTGCACAGGCTTTTGGAAAAGTGGCTACAGCAGCTTAATAACCTTCTAGTTGAAGGGGCGCTAATCATTAAGTTGGGCGCTAGGGGTCAGACCCTATTTAGTTAGTTAATGCTAGGGGTCAGACCCTATTTAGTTAGTTAATAATAAATTATGAAAGTAAAATTTATAAGAGATTATGGGTATCCAGTAAAATTCAAGGCGGGGCAAGAATACGATATTGCAGAGGATCGATTAGAAAAAATCAGCGATAGATTCTATGCACCTTTGAAAGAAGAAAAGAAAAAAGAAAAGAAAAAAGAAGAAAAAAAAGATACCGAAGTAAAATCGAAAGAAGTTACAAAAAAAGATAATGGCGATAAAAAGTAACGATTATCAAACAGGGTACAGCGGTGTATCGGCAACAGATGTCGGCTCAATGATTGGAGTTACACCCACAGTTGAGGAAATTGTGGTGCTAGATAAAATCATTGAGTATATTGAGATGTATGTATGCAATTATTGTAACAGGCAGTTTGAGTCAGAAGTAAACGTGTACAGTCAGGAAATAGTCGGTACAGGCACAAAATATTATTTGAGTGCATATCCCATTAACGAGATAGAAACGATCACATACGATGGCGACGTCGTTTACTTGAAGGGTGATAGTGATAATCAGATAGAACTTGATAAAGATTTTTTTGTTACCGATGACTATGTTTTATTTGAGAATAGGCTACTGGGCAGTTATTTTTACGATGATCTATATTTGTTCTACAATAAAAAGATAGTATTTGAAAATACTATAAATAGATTTTGGGGCAATGATCTTGTCATGGCAATTGAACAGTTAGCAGGGAATCAGTTTCAAGGCAGGGATACAGGCAATAAGGATATATCAAGTTTATCAACAGGTACTTATTCTGTAGCTTTTGAAGGTGCGGTTAGCGGCATGGTGACGGCTACATTAAATAAGTACAAAAAAATAATGATATGACCAACGTAATTGTTACGATAGAAAAATTCACAGGTACAGCAGATAATAAAACATATACCACTTTGGGTGAGTATCGTGGATTGTTATTGACGGCAGGTGCGGATATATTATCGTTATATCCAGACGTGCCAGTCGGTGCAGGGTATATGCTAACAGTTGATGATAATTTGATAGTACCAGTTGATTCTCGGGTAACTGTAACAACAACAGAGCTAACACCTATACCAGAGGCTACTATTTTTTATGTACTAGGTGAAGGTGTGAATACTATGATTGCAGGTATAAGAAAATGTACATTGAATTTAGTTAAGCATACAGAATGAGAGGGTATAGTGTAGAGATCATAGGGGCAAAAGAGATGGCGAAAAAATTCAATTTGTCACCTAAAATTATAGGCGATGCAACGAATAAAATGCTAGAGATGGCAGTGCTAGTAGGTGAAGGCGAGGCAAAAAGAAAATCACCAGTATTGACAGGTGTTTTACGAGGTAGTATCAAAAGTAGGGTGATGCCGACCAGACATATAGGTGAAGTCGAAACAGATGTACATTATGGTATATATCAGGAATACGGAACAAAAAGAGGGATCAGGCCGAGATATTTTTTCAGATCAGGTAAGGATATGATCGTTGCGAAATACGAACAAATTAAAGACGTAGGTTATCAGTATATAGTTAAAAAATTAGAATTTTAGATGTACAACGAAATAATAACAAAATTACAAACCATGCTAGCAGGTGTTCCAAAGGTACAGATCGTATATGATCATTTGCCGAAATCAACGAGTAAATACCCATATATATCTATATCACCCACAACGACAGTAGAAAGCTATTTTGACACAGGACACAACGAACGAGGCTACGGAATAACGATCAGGGTTATCGGTTTGTTATCAGATAATTTCGTACAGGCTCAAAAAGATGTTAGAGATATAACTGATTCTGTGCTTGAAGCATTAGCAAGTAATGGTGATTTAGATGGATTGATACAATCAGGTATGGTCGAAACTTGCGAGTTTGCTTTCATAGGCAATGAAAATATATATTCTAGTACAACAGAATATACGGCCAGAGTGGCAGTAACTAGAAACTGTTAAAAAGATTTTAGTTTAGTTAGGTATAATTATATTATGTTTTATAAATATGTAGGAAAAACACCAATAAGACTAAAACGTGTCGGGTTAGTAAAACCAAAAGACACTTTCGAATGTGATTATGTTTTGCATGAACCGATGTTTATCAAGACAGAAGAACCAAAAAAATCAAAGTCTAAAAAAGTTACAGAGGAGAAAAAATAATGTCAGTAAACTCAGGATGCACAACCAAAGTAGGAGTCGGAATAGAATCAGCTTTTGGTGAGAAGTCACCTATACAATTACTCGCACCAGTACAACCGAGTGACGGAATAAACGCCAGTCAGGAAATAACTGGAATTGAGGCGA